AGAGTGGGCCGACCAGGAGCGGATCGTGTCGTCCTACTCCGCCGAGCCCGGCCCTTGGCGCACCGAGCGGACGCCCTACCTTCGCGAGATCATGGACAGCTTTGCGGACCCCACGGTCCAGATGGTTGTGTTCATGAAGTGCAGCCGGATCGGCGGCACGGAAGCGGGCCTCAACATCATCGGGTATTTCGTGGATCAGGACCCGTCCCCGGTCCTGATTGTTCAGCCGACCGTGGACGATGCCAAGGACTTCTCCAAGGAGCAACTGGCCCCGATGCTGGCGGACACCCCGTGTCTTGCGGGCAAGGTGCGGGCTCCGCGGAGCCGGGACAGCGCCAACACGGTGCAGTCCAAGCAATTCCCCGGCGGGTCGCTCAAGCTGGTCGGCGCGAACAGTCCGCGGGGGTTCCGCCGGATCACGGCCCGCGTCCTCGACCTCGAGGAAGTGGACGGCTACCCGCCCTCCGCCGGCACCGAAGGCGACCAGATCAAGCTGGCGTTCCGCCGGACGGCGACGTTCGGGTACCGGCGCAAGGTCTACATGAACTCCACGCCCACCCTCAAGGGCCTGAGCCGGATCGAGGACTATTTCGAGCAGGGGGACCAGCGCCGCTACCACATCCCCTGCCCCTGTTGCGGCGACATGGCCCCGCTCTGGTGGAAGCACCTGCACTACGAGCGGGACGCGGAGGGTGTCCCGACGGCCATACACTACGCCTGTCCGGCCTGCGGCGGGTGCTGGACCGAAGACCAGAAGTTCCCCGCCATGCGGGCCGGGGTCTGGACCCCGGCCCGTCCCGAGCGTCCCATACGGAGTTACCACATCAACGCCCTGTATTCGCCGTGGGTCACCTGGCCCGAACTGGTGCGGGAATGGCTGGAGGCGCAGGGCGACATGGGCAAGCTGCAGGTCTTTGTCAACACGGCCCTCGGCGAGACGTGGGAGGAGCGGGTGGGCGGCATTGACCCCGCGGCGCTCGCCGGTCGGGATGGGGAGTACGCCGGCGCCGAAGTGCCGGACGCCGCCCACGTCCTCACGATGGGCGTGGACGTGCAGGACGACCGGCTCGAGGCTACGATCTGGGCCTGGGGCGCGGGCCGCCAGCGGTGGCGGGTTCATCACGCCATTCTGCTGGGCGATCCCGGCGGGAAAGCGGTCTGGGCGGATCTCGATGCGCTCCGGCTCCGGGTCTGGGGCACTGCTGCGGGCCGGGAGATGCGGGTCTACGCCACCGCCGTGGACTCCGGCGCCCACACGGACGCGGTGTACGCCTATTGCGGCCCGCGCTACGGCCAGCGGGTCTATTGCTGCAAGGGGGCCAGTCAGGCGGGCAAGCCGCTCCTGCCCCGCGTCCCGACCCGCAACAACAAGGGCCGGATTCCGCTGTTCCTGATCGGCACCGAGGCGGCGAAGGACGAATGGTACTCGGCCCTCAAGACGCCCGACCCCGGCCCGAACTTTGTCGGGTTCGATCGCGGCACGGATGACGAGTATCGCCGCCAGCTCACCGCCGAGCGGGCGGTGCGGGAGTTTGTGGGCGGGCGCTGGGTGCGCCGGTACAAGCTCAACCGCGGCGAGCGGTCCGAGGCGCTCGACTGCGCGGTCCTCGCGCTGGTGGCCCTGCTGCAATGCCGGGTCCGATTGGATCGGGCCATTCCGGTCCGGTCTATCGTGGACCTCCCCCCGGTCCCCCCCCCGGCCCCCACGCCCCCGTCCCCTCCGCCACGGATCAATCTGGGCCAGACCCTCGCCCTGCAACGGCTCCGGCGCGGGGGGCGGCGGTGACCCTCTACCTGACCCCCGCCCGATGCCCGGCCTGTCGCGCCCGGCCCCGTGTCCGACTGACCGGACTGCTCCGCGAGATGGTTCTGCTGTGCCGCCCCCACAGTACCGCCGTCATCCTGACCACGCTCTGCCGGTGCGGGCAGGTCATCGAGGTCCGGGCGAGCGAGGTGGCGGATGCCATCCTTGACACTGGCGCGTAATGCCCTAGATTCGGTACTGCGATCATAGGCCAGAGGGCGCGAGTACAAACGCCCCAGAGCCCCAGCCGCCCACGCATCGGGGCCGCTGGGGTTTTTGCGTTCCCCTCCCGGAGGCGCGATTTGGCGGAAACAGTCCCGGAAAATGAACCGGCGACCGCCACGGCCGGCAATACCTGGACGTGGACCAAGCGACTGAACGACTACGCCCCCACCGAAAGCGGCGGGACGTGGACGCTCTCGTACATCATCGCCGGCCCCAAGGCATTGGCGTGGAATGCCTCGTGGGTCGTCACCTCGGGCAATACCTGGACCATCACGATCCCGGCCAGCAGCACCGCATCCCTGACGGCGGGGCGGTATCAGTGGTCTGCGGTGGTCACGGGTGGCGGTGGGTACGCGGGCCAACGGTTCACGCCCGCCACGGGGACGCTGGTGGTGGCGGCCAACCCGGAACTTCTCGCGGACGGGGACGCACTGGCGTTCGCGGAACGGAACCTGTCCGCCGTGGAAGCGGTCCTCGAGGGCCGGATCACGGCGGATATTGAAGCGTACACCATCGGCGGCAAGCAGGTCACCGCCATTCCGGTGATGGAACTGATGCAACTGCGATCCCGCTTGCGCTACGAGGTCTGGCTGCTTCGCAATCCCGGCCTGGCCGGTCCGGTGCGGGCCTTCGCCTTCCGGCGGGCCGGCTGAATGGGCTGGCGCGACTGGTTTCGCCGGCCGCCCGCGACCCCGCCCTCCAAGGCGCGGCGGCTGGTCCGGTCCGTCTTTGCCGCGGCGGGACAGGGGCGGTTGTTCGATGATTGGGTCGCCTCATGGATGAGCGGGCGGGACGAAAACCGCTACGAGCTGCGGCTGCTGCGGAACCGCTCCCGCGAGCAGTGCCGGAACAACCCACTCGCTCGCCGCTACCTCGGCCTGTGCGAAGAGAATATCCTCGGCCCCGCCGGTATCACTCTCCAGGCTCGCAACCGCCTCGCCACCGGGGAACCGGACGAGGAAACCAACCAGCAAATCGAACTGGCGTGGGCCGAGTGGGGTCGCCGGGAGGTGTGTACCGCGGATGGCCGGTACACGTGGCGGGAGTTTCAGGCCGCGGTGGTCGAGGCGGTCAAGCGGGACGGCGAGGCGCTGGTCGAGCTGTTGCCGGGGTTTCATAACCGTTTCGGGTTCGCGGTGCGGCTGCTCGATATTGACCTGCTGGACGAGGACCACAATGTCCCGTCCAAGCAGGGACTCACCGGGAACACGGTGGTGCAGGGCGTGGAACTGGATCGCTGGGGGCGCGAGGTCGCGTTCCATGTCTGGAGCCACCACCCGGCGGAGCCCATCGGCGTGGGCGAACGTCGCCGCGTGCGGATGCCCGCCGGCCAACTGCTCCACCTCGGCCGCCCGCGGCGGGTAGGACAAGTCCGCTACGAGCCGGCCCTGGCACCGGTGCTCGTGCCCATGCGGATGCTGGACGAATACCTGAACGCGGAACTCACCGCCTCGCGGGCGGCGGCGGAAACGCCCGTGTTCATTCAGAAGTCCATCGACGCCCCCGGCCCGGACCCGGACGACACGGCCGGGGCACGAATCATTGAAACCAGCCGCGGCACGGCGCAGGAACTGGCCCCCGGCGAGACACTGGCCGACTGGCCGGGCGAACACCCGAACGCGGTGTTGCCCTCGTTTGTGCGGGAGGTCAAGGCCCAGATCGCGGCGGGCCTGCATGTCGCCTATGCCTCGCTGACCGGCGACATGAGCCAGTCCAACTACAGCAGCAGCCGGATGGCCCTGACCCCGGAGCGGGATCACTGGCGGATGGAGCAGCGATGGCTGGCCGATTCGCTCTGCGACCCGGTCTACCGGACGTGGCTCCGGCAGGCGGTGGTGTGGCAGGCGATTCGCCTGCCCGGCCCGGCCTCGAGTTACCTGATGGCGTCGTGGGAGCCCCGCGGGTTCGAGTACGTGGACCCGGAGAAGGATATCAGCGCGGAACTGATTGAAGTCGAGGCGGGCTTGAACAGTCTGACGCGGGTGGCGGCCGGGCGCGGCCGCGACCTGCGCACCCTCCTGATGGAGCGGAAAGCCGAGTTGGCGCTGGCGGAGTCGCTGGGCGTGACGGTGGTGACCAGCAAGCCGAGCGCCGCTGGGCGGCCCTCCGAGGCCACCCAGACCCCCACCCCTGAGCCGGAGGCCGTCGCATGACGGATCGAAAACCGCCGCGGATCTTGAAGCGCCAGATGCGCCTGGAGCTGCTGCCCGCCGCGCAGCGCGACGACGGCACCGCGGATGACCGCATCCCGATTGCGCTGTCCAGCGAGGCGCCGGTCGAGCGGATGGACTGGTACAGCGGGAAGCGGTACCTGGAGGTACTGGATCACGGCCCCGGTAGTGTGGACCTGTCGGATGTGGCGGACGGGATGCCGTTCTGCCTCGACCACGACCAGCGGGCGCAGATCGGATTGATCGAGGATCTGCGCCTGCACGCCGACCGGAAACTGCGCGGCATGGTCCGCATGGGGAATCACCCGGACGCGGCATGGGTCGAGGCGGACATCCGGGCGGGGATCCGCACCAAGATCAGCGTCGGGTACGATCCCGGCGAACAGTACGACGAGCGCAAAGACGACGAGGACGGGATTCCGACCCGCACCTATCGGGGCTGGAAGCCGATGGAGGGGTCGAGTGTGGCGGTGCCTGCGGATATGTCCGTGGGCGTTGGGCGGAGCGCCGAGCCGGCGGCCCCGCTCCCTATTGACCCGGCGGCACCCGGCCCGAAGGCCGAGGAGAGGGGAAACATGTCCGACAATGGACAGCCGACCCCGGCCCCCGCAGGGCCGAGCGCGGCGGAGCAGCGGGACAAGGACCTCAAGGTCCTTGGCGATCTGGCGGCCAGCTACCCGGAAGCGCGGGACCTGCTGCCGTCGTGGTTGAGTCGTGGTGTCGGCGTCAATCAGGCACTCAAGGAAGTGCAGGACAAGCAGATCGAGGCGATCCGGTCGAAGGCGACCGCGACCCCGAGCGGGGCCGTGGACATGACCCCGAAGGAGCGGGAGTCGTTCTCCATTGTCCGGGCCATTGACGCCAGTATCCGGGCAATGACCGGCGCATCCGACCCGTGGAAGGATGCCGGTTTCGAGCGCGAGGTGTCCAACACCCTGGCCAAGCAGATGGGTCGCACCCCGGCCGGGTTCCTGGTGCCGAACAACGCGCCGGTGGATACGGGCGCGGCGGCGCGAGTGGCCACCCGCGCCTCGGTGACCGGCAACATCGCGGCCACCAGCTCCCTCGGTGGCGCGGGTGTGCAGACCACGATCATCGGGTTCATTGACCTCCTGCGCAACAAGACGCAGGTGGCGGCCGCGGGGGCGACGTTCCTGCCCGGCCTGACCGATACCGTGCAGTTCACCCGGCAGCTCACCGCCAACACCCTGGCATGGACTGGGGAAAATCCGTCCACCGCCAACACCCTGACCGCCTCTACCCTGGAGACGATCACCCTGTCGCCCAAGGTGGCGATGAGTTCCACCGCCTTTTCCCGGCGCCTGCTCGCCCAGTTCTCGTTCGACGTGAATGCCTACGTCATGAACGACCTGGCGCGGGTCAACGCCATCGGCGTGGACCTTGCGGCGCTGTTCGGCACCGGGTCCAGCAACCAGCCGACCGGCATCCGGTCCCAGACCGGCGTGACCCTCCAGACCATTGCGGCGAACGGTGCGGCGGTGGCGTGGGCGGACATCGTGACGGCGGAGAAGAACGTGGAGAACGCCAACGCCGACATCGGCCCGATGGCGTGGATGGTGTCGCCGGCGGTCAAGGCGAAGTGGAAGAGCACGCTCAAGAGCACCACGGCGGGGTCGGCCTATCTGTTCGCGGACGATGGCACTGTCGCCGGCTACCCGGCGTTCGTGACCAAGCAGATTCCGGATAACACCACCCAGGGCACCAGTACCACGATCTGCTCGACCCCCATTTTCGGGGTGTGGGATCAGCTGCTCATCGGACAGTGGGGCGCCACGGATATTGTGGTAGACCCGTACACCTACGCGCAGCAGAACATGATCCAGGTCGTGACCAGTCTCATGGTGGACATCAACGTGCGTCAGCCGACGGCCTTCAATGTGCAGCTCGGCGTCCTGACCACCTAACCGTGACGATCTGGATTGAAGTGGCGGGTTCCCCCGGCAGCGGGACCGTGGCCGAAGGCCGCGACCTCGCTGCCGGGGAGCGGGTGCAGGTCACGGAGGGCACGGCCCGTCGCCTGTTGGGAATGGGCATTGCCCGTCTTATCGAGCCGCCGGTGCCGGACCGGCCGGTGGCCGAGGTCAGGAAGCGGACCCGGTGACGTTCTCGCCGGATGCGCATGTCGGGGCGATCCTCGCCCACCTGGCCGGCACGGGGATCGGGGCCGCGCTCCAGTGGCGCGGGGTCACCGTGCCGGTCTGGCGCGATGACGCGCAGGTGTACCGAGGCGATACGACGGGCGACCTCGTGTTGCTGGGCGAGCGGTCGGTTGGGGTGCAGACCTCGGCCCTGCCCACGGGCGCCGTGGTCGGGGATACGGTCTGGATCGGGACCACCGCGTACCAGGTGCGGGACCTCCGCAAGGTGGAGGATGGACTGGTGACGGTGGTCGCACTGGTGACCGCATGAGGCTGGAGACGCTGTACCTGTTGCGGGCCTGGCTGGCGGATGCGACCTACGGCGTCAATGCCCAGCTTGCGTCCGTGCCCCGGATCGGGTCGGACGCCTTGCCGGCCAATCTGGCCCTGATCGCCGAGGCGGGCCACAACAAGTTCGCGGCGCGTCGGCAGGTGCCGGACCAGTCCGCGCAGGTTCCGTGCCTGCTGCTGACGGCGGGCCGCAGTGACCTCGATCCGCATAGCCACGCGGGCTCGGTGCGGGACGGGTCGGTGGAGGTGGGCATCGCCTATTTTGGCCGCGAGGCGGATACCGAGGTGGGTATCCAGGAGGCCGAGTACCGGTGTCGGGCACTGCAACGAGCCGTGGATGACTGGTTTACCACGTCAACCGGACAGGCCAACCGGACGACCGGGAGCATCACGGTCTGGCACATCGAGCGCCCCCTTGCCGTGGTGGAGCCGTTCGCGCCGCTGGAGGATGATCTGATCGGCGGCGAGATGACGATGACGTTCAGGGTGCGGGACGCCGCGCCATAAGGGGGGTGGGCCGTGTTCCAGATCGTGCGACCCGACGGATCAACGCTGGTGATTCCCACTGACGTGGAGCACCGGGGACCGGAAGCCGTCGAGGCATTCATTCGAGCGGCGTCCACGCCGCCGACGCCGGCCAAGTCCGGGAAGGAGTAGGCCATGACCGCGGTCAAGACGACGATCAACTGGGCATTCCTGGCAGACGTGGAGGGCTCCTATGGCGGGGGCGCCACGCTCCTGGCCGGGACCCACGGCGTCCAGCTCATCGAGATCCCGGAACTGGACCTGGAGTATGGTTTCGACGGGGCGCGCCCCCGTCAGCCGGGCTCGGCGGGGAGCCAGCGCCGGGTGGCGCCCCAAGGGCGCACCGTCCGACCCACGTTCCTGATGGAGCACAAGGGAGCCGGTGCCGCCTACTCGGGATCGGTCAAGCCGCGGGGCCAATCCGCGTTTCTCCGTGCCGCCGGGTTTACCGAAACCATTGACACCACGGGCGGCAGCGAGAAGGCGACCTATACGCCCACGGCGGTGGGCACCGCGCCGACGTCGCTGACCTACGAAGCCTATGTGCGCCCCATTGTGGGCGGCAACCCAGAACTGTGGCAGGTGCGCGGCGTCTACTGCGATTGGATGTTCGAGTGCAGGAACGGGGAACCGGCGCGGTGGAGTTTTCCGACGTTCGGGGTCATGTCCTCGTCCTACCCGAACGAGTCGGGGGCCATGCCGAGCGTCACCTATCATCCGACGGTCATCCCGCCCATTGCCGGGCCGCTGGGGTTGACGGTCAACTCGGTCAGCACCCTGGTCGTGCGGTCCCTGACGGTGAAGGGGAACCGCCAGATCAATGACCGCTACCCTGACCTGAACGGAACGGGTGTAGGTGGACTGCACGCTGGGTTCCAGCCCGGCGAGCGCAACATCGAACTTCAGTTCACCATCGAGAAGCCGACTATCGCGACACAGGATTATCTGTCGCTGCGGGACCTGGGGACGGTATTCGCTGCCACGTTCACGGTGGGCAGTACGCAGTACAATCGGAGTGTGTGGACCTTTG